CGTCTCGCCATGGCGCTCCTCATCCTCTATGGGATCATCCTGCTCGGAAGTGTCGCTGGACTCCTCTGGTCCGTCTCCCAGCAGTGCACCGACACATGGGCCGTATGTTTGCTGAACTGATCTGCCTACACCCAAGATAACCCCACCGCGTTGACACCTTACGCGCGTCGCCGCATGGTCCCGCCGTCAACGACGGAGGCCATCATGCGACAGGAGGTTCCGATGACGCCGAGGTAAGGGCAATCCCGCCCTCCTCATAGGGTGTCATCATGCCGGTTTTGGCAAAGGGCCTGCACAAGGCCAAGAAGACCAAGAAGCAGCGCAAGTTCGGCCGTAATGCCGCGAGCTGCCTCTCCTACAAGAACTCCAACCGTCGCGAACGCAACAAGCTCGTTCGCCTGCGCAAGCACCTCTCCCGCTTTGGCGGGGACCGCTGCGCCACCGTTGCCGTGGATCGCTGCAAGGCCGTCCTCGGAATGAAGTAATAGCGTTGCGTGGGGCATAAGCCTGTTACGGGAGAGCCGGTAGATTCCCGCACGCTGCTCCCCGACAGGAGCGCCGGACCCCGTATGGGGTCAGGGGCTATGGAAACACCCCGGGTCCTGTCGCGGATAATTCCGAAGGAGAGGGCCGATGACGTTTATCGATGGGTTGCTCATCGGGGTCGTCCTCGGCCTTTTCATTTCGCTTATGCTGCCGAGTCTCCGGGATTAGACCGGATAGAGCGCCCGCGATTGCGGCCGATACCGCGTCTCGTCCTCGATCTCCATAGCTCGCTCTTCCGAGCGGACCGCCCAACCGGCACGGCGGAGCCAGAGCAGCGCCATCGAACACGTATCGGCGAGATCGTCATGGACGGCGCGAGGAACGAGGGCGACCTGGGCAATCATCTCGTCGGCCCATTCCTTGTCGGGCGCATAGACGAGACCTTCGGCAAAGAGATGCACGACGGTTTGCAAGCGGGCGACCTTATCTGGCGATTTGACGAAGCCGGTCCGAGGATTGACGAGCTGAATGCCGAAATCGAAATGGCCGAACAGCCGCGCCAGCTCCTGAGAGACCGAATGGCCGGCGGCCTTGTCCTCGATGATGAGGGTGTCGATCTTGAAGCGTTTGCAGTCCTTCTGGACGCGGGTGACGAGATCATGCAGGCGCAGCCGCTCCTGCCAGCAGAACATCAGGAAGAGCTTGGGGTTGCCGTTCGGATCGCGCCAGACGCCCCAGATCGAGAGCGCGGACGGATCGTTCTCTTCCTTCTCGGTGTAGGCGGTGTCGAGCGACGCCAGGATGTATTCGAACCCGGGATAGGTGTTCGGCGCGCAGCCGTTTTTCTCGGCCGTCTTCTCATCCCAGATTTGCCACCAGTCTTTCCGGATGATGCCGCCGCCGCGAGGCGCGGGCTCCTGCTGGTACTGGCCAGTGTAAGCGTAGGGGCCGAGTTCCTTTTCGAGCTTGGCAACTTCGGTTGCCGGGAAGCGATCCGGCCAGAGGAGTTCGCCTTCCTCGTCGCGCCGGTCCTTCCAGAAGATGCAGTCATCGGGGACTTCCTCGGCATCCACTCCAAGGAAGGTTTCGATTTTCGTCGCGATGTCTGGCGGGACTGGGGTGCCATTGCCATCGGTCCAAGCGTTGATGTGATTGACCGGGACGTAGCTCATCGGAACGCAGAAATGGACGTATCCCATCTTCGCCGAGAGGATGTAGCCAGCGAGATCACCTTCATGGACCCGCTGCATGACGACGATCATGGCGCCGGTCTTGCGGTTGTTGAGGCGGGACGGCATCGTTTCCGACCACCACCGGACGACACCCTCGCGGACGTCCTGCGACTCTGCCTCCTTAACGAGGTGAGGATCGTCGGCCACAAGGACGTCGGCGCCGTAGCCCGTCGCGCGCGCGTCGACCGACGAGGCCATGCGGTAGCCGCCGCGATTGTTCTCGAAGTGACCGGCGCGGTTGCGATCCTTCAGCAGATAGAAGCGGTTACCCCAGCGCGCCTGATACCACGGGCTTTCGATCAGCCGGCGGCACTTCAGCGAGTGTTCCAGCGACAGCTGCTCGGCATATGAAGCGTAGAAGAACGAGACGTGCGGCCCCATCAGGGCCGACTTCTCCCGCTGCGCCCAGACCCATGCGGTGAAGCATATCGAGACAATGAAAGTCTTGCCTGTACGTGGCGGCTCGTTGAGCAGCAGGCGGGAACAAAAGCCGCGTGCGACGGCCTCCATGTGATCGCAGATGTCTTCGAGGTGCCAGTTGTCGCTGAACTCGGCCGGGTCGACATGCGGCCAGGCTTCGCGGACGAACTTGTAGAAGCTGTCCTCCAGCTCCTTGGCCTCATTCAGGCCGATGATGTAGTTCCGCGCCGCCAAAACGCGGGCAACGATCTCGTTCATGGCGCTGGAACATAGCTGTCTACACCAACATATGAAAGCGATCTCGTTTCTTGTTGACGAAAAGCCAGACGATACCCATCCTCTGCTCATCCCGATGAGCAGGAGTTGGCATGGTCGACAGCACAAGTGACGCAAGAACCGTCAACAACGTGATGCGGCACGAGTACCGGGTCCTGTCCGATATCGAGAAGGCGTACATGAAGGAGATCAAGGACATCGGTCTCGACTTCATCGCTCATTGCGACAGCATCGGTACGTCGCGCGAGATGTCCATCGCCAAGACCAAGATGGAAGAGGCCGTCATGTGGGCGGTCAAGCACATCACCAAATGACGCAGACGCATTGGCATCTCCGGATCACCCTTGAGTCCTCGGCGCGCAAGCAGGCCGTCGATCTGGCCTATCGGGAGCGGCGAACGCCGAGCAATTACGTCGCATCGCTGATCGAGCGAGCGAATGCCGAAGAGGAGAAGGCAGATGGCGACAAAGGAAGAACTGCTTGAACTCCGAAAGGTGACCCTGGCGCGCGTCGAGAAGTTGCGGCGGTTGGGTGATCATAGCGCCGAGGCACCCGACATCCGCGCCAATGCCGAGGCGATCCTTTCCCTCATCGAAGACCGGCTGGAGCGGCGGTAATGGCAATCAACGCAATCGGCGATATGCCGACGATGTCGAAGGCGGCTTACGCCTCGACCGCTTACGCTGGGAACGACTTCTCGGCTGGCGTCGGTAGCCTCGGAGTAGGACTAATCAATCAGCTCACAACAACGAATAGCCCAGAGCCGACGCTTGCTAGATTGCACCGACCAATCCTGCAAGGTCACCCCGGTCAATTCTTTGTCGAACCAGAACCAACAGGGAGTAACCCAATGGCAAAGCAACTGCGCCGTCTCGTTCAAGTCTTCATCGCCGATCCGGACGAAAACGTCCCCTTGGAGTCGTCGCTGCTCTACACCGGATCACAGAAGCTGACCGATGCGACGGACCAGGAGCTGTTCTTCGAGATCGACATCAAGGGCATCCTTGAGAAGCATAACGATCTGCGCAAAACCATCGTCAACAAGAAGGTCAAGGAGCGGACCGAGCATCTTGAACCGATCAAGGTTCGCGACCTGAAGATGGTCGTTGTGGATGTGGCATCGTTCTGATGACCCCGACCATCTCAACCAGCCGACTGTCCCTGCGTCCGTTGACCAAGTCGACGCCGCGCCAGATCGGCTGGCTGATCGACCCCGAGGTCGTCAAGTATTCCGAGCAACGGCACCGGTCGCATAACCTGAAGTCCCAGCTCCGCTACGTCGACACGTTCGGCGGCAAGTCCCATCTCTGGGGCATCTATCTCGCTGCGACCGGCGATCACATCGGCAACCTCTCCGCTGTGCACGACGAGCACAACGACGTCTCCGACGTCGGCATCCTGATCGGCGAAAAGAAGTGCTGGGGGCTCGGCATGGGCCGGGAGGCGTGGATGGGCGCTTGCGCGTGGCTGATCGACCAGAACTCCGGCAACATCCGCAAGCTCGAAGCCGGGTGCATGCGCGCCAACGAGGCGATGCTCAAGATTTTGCGGAATACGGCGTTCACCGAGGAAGGCGAGCGGAAGAACCATTTCCTGCTCAACGGCGCGCCGACTGGCTTGGTCATGTTTGGGAGGCATCGGTGAAACCCGATCAGCGCACCATTATCAAGATCGGCCTCATTCGCGCGCGCAACAACGATCTCTGGATGAAGCTGCTGGACATCGCCTTGGTTAGCAACCCGCAAGAGACCAAGGAAATTTTGCAGTTGATCAATGCGAATGATCGCGACATTTCCGAGCTGCTCGGGGAGCTGGCCAAATGAAAAAGCAAAAAGAAATCTTCATGGAGGGCGGCGGCGAGGGCGATGCTTGGTTCGTTCGCAACCTCGACAAGCTCGGGAAGCACGATCCGGTCACGGACCTGATTGTCAATGAAGGCATCAAGCCGAAGTACGCCCTCGAAGTCGGTTGCTCCAACGGCTGGCGGCTCGACAAGCTGCGGACGATCTTCAACTGCGGCATCATGGGCATCGAGCC